TTTCTAAAATTTTTTTTCTGCCCATTTCAAAATCCTCCTAAGATTTTAGTCTTTTCTTTTAATAGTTCCAGTTCGTCAGTATCCACTGACGGCGCATTCTGCTGTCTCGCAGTCTCCACCGCTGACCGAGCACTGTCCAGTGCTGCCTTGCTTCGTGCGTTTATTTCAGTAGATTCGTATGCCGGAAACGTCACGGCACTCACCTCTACGACAGTGCTAATATCTTTGATATGTCTCGTTGGGTGATCTGTGTCCAGATCTTCCCATTCTTCATCTCGGATGCCAAACATGAACGACATCCCGGAAATATCTCTACGTTGTACGGCACTATATAATGACCGAGCTTCTGAATTGTTTTCCGTATCAAGTGTGACACGCATTCCCAACCCAGCATTATCAGTGGTCAACTGCATGGTACTGTTACCGTTGTTCCGCCTCGACCTTGCAAGAGGAATTTTACTTATGTCGTGATTTACCAAAAAACGAACGTCTGTCAGATCAGTATTGTTCAATGCTCCCGGTTCAATAATTTCATCAAACCAGCCTAAATCTGTCCGGACGCCATACACAATCGGACGACCCGTGATGATATTCCCGGCATCTGTTTCTTCTGCCCGGACTTCAAAATTATATGACCGCTGTTCCAGCGGCTTATTCTTCTCCACCATTCTCTCCACCTCCGTTATCTTCTTTACCTGTAGGGGTATTATTTTTCGCAGTGTTACCTACTTGATATTGGTTCGCAATGTCTACGTCAACCCAGTTCAGACTCATGTACCGCTTGCCCTCCAATTCAGGCAGTGGGCGCAAGCCGAATGCTACACGCTTTTCATTTTCATAAATAGAACCGGTATTTGAAAGCATGTTAACC